TCGGTGGGCGCGCCTTACCCCCATGGTCCCGCGCCCACCGAGGCCCCACACTCCGGCGCCCTCAGCGGTACCCCCCGAACGGTGGGGGCGCCGGACACCACCCGGGACCCCGCGCTCGCCGGGGCCCACAGGTGATGGGCGCTCGTCGTCATGTCCCGTCGGACGGGATCCGCAGCCGCTGCCCGGCGTGCCAGGCCTTCGTGACCGAGGGCACCGCGCACACGTGTCCTCGCGGCCGGGACCGTGAGGACTTCCAGAATCCGATCATGGAGGACGGGAGCGGTCGGCCGTCGGAGGCGTCCAGTTGAACATCGACGAGGTCACCATGACGTCGGCCCCTGTCACAGGGTCGATGGCCGGGCGCCGGATGCGCCTGGCGGGGGTCGGGGGCGTGCGGTATCAGGAGCCGCCCGCCGTCTCCGGCCCCCAACCGGTTCGGGTGCGGCGATGAGCGGACGAGGAGGCAAACCATGGGGCGCACGTGGAGAGACGACGACCACGAACTAGGGGGCCCTGCTAGCGGCGGCACCCAGGACTCCGACGACGAGGGCCAGGAGACCGACGACGATGAGTAGCCACTAGCTTCCTGGTGGGCAACGCGAAAGGGCCCCCCCACGTCCGACGAGGGGACGTGGGGGGATTCTCGCGTCGGCGGGGAGTGCCGGCGGGTCAGGGAGTGCGCGCCGGGGCGTGCCCGCGGTACACCGGTGGCCGCGCGGAGCCGAGCAGCAGCCGAGCCAGCCACGCCGGGAGCCGCGGCTCGGCCCACCGCAGCAGCGCGTACACGGCGGCGAGCACGGCCGGGACGATGAGCGTGTCGCCGAGCCCGGCGAGCGCGTCAGTGACCGGTGCGGGCAGGCCGCGGGCGACGAGCCAGGCGATGACCGCGGACCACAGGGTGGGGACGATGGTGCGCAGCCAGGCGGTGAGACGGTCAGACATTCGGGGTCTCCTCGGGGTTGGCAACGAACCGCAGCGCGGTCAGACGGTCGGCGAGTCGGTTGGTGACCTTGTCGGCCAGGACCTCGAGCTGGGCGTCGGTCAGCTCGACTGGCGCCGGCACGGCGCCCAGCTCGTCGACGTCGACGCCGAGGACCCGGAGGTCTTCGAAGCCCTGCTGCACGGTGGGGTCGCCGCCCTTCTGGGCGATCCAGTACTTCAGACCCTCCAGCTCGCGCTCGTCTTCGACGTGGCGGCGGGTCAGGCCGTCGCCGACGTAGACGCGCGGGCCGTCCTTCTCCAGGGCCAGGATCAGGTCCTTCATCGGTTCCTCCTTGGCGGTGTAGCCGAGCAGCGCGGCCAGCTCGTCACGCGAGCCGCGGAACGCGTTGGCGTCGATGGGTTGGTGGCCGGCGATGCGGACCGAGCTGGTGAACTGCAGGACGGCGACGTCGAGGCCGCCGTAGCCGTTCCAGTAGTGAGCGGGCACGTCGGCGAACTCGTCGGCGAGGGAGCCGACGACGTTGTCGGGGTAGCGGGACGACCACAGCGGCGGCAGGCCGGCCAGCGACGGCGATCCGAGCTGCTGCCAGTACCAGCGCGGCAGGTAGGTCAGCGGCACTCGGTAGCCGGCGGCGCGGAGCCGGTCGACGAACTCGCGCACCAAACCGATGCCGCCGGAGTTCGCCTCGACGTCCGGGATGACCGGCACGTCCCGCGGTACGACCCGGCGCACGTTGTCGACCTGCGCGGCGGCCGAAGCGTTGGACCGGACGTAGTGGTACGCCCCGACCAGCAGCCCGGCGTCGCGCGCCTCGCGCAGGTTCGCCGTGAACTCCGGGTCCACGAAGGACGCGCCCTCGCTGCTCTTGACGAACACGAACTCGATGCCCTCGCGCCGACATTGCGCCAGGTCCAGCCCGAGGTCCTGGTGGTGCGAGATGTCGAGGCCGAACGTAATGGTCAGCTGCATCATCACTCTCCGATCCGGAGTGGACTGCCGGGCACGGTCTCGGGTGGCGGCTCGGTGGTGCATGCGTAGTGCGGCGCGGTGTCCGTTCCGCCGTCCCGCGTGCACGACTGGGGTTGGCCATCGCCGTCGACCCACGTCCAGCCGGCCGGCGGCGCTCCGTCCTTGCCGTCGACCCCGTCCTTGCCGTCCTGCCCGTCGGCGCCGTCTTTTCCAGGCGCGCCGTCCGTGCCGTCGTGTCCATCAGCGCCGCGGCACTGTGCCGGTTGGGTCATGCACGGCGGGGTCGTCCCGTCGACGCCGTCCTTCCCGTCACGGCCATCGCGGCCGTCCTTGCCGTCCACGCCATCCACGCCGTCCCGGCCGTCGGCACCCTGCGCGCCAGCGGCTGGCGGGGCGACGACCGGGTCGGCGCCGAGCTGCTCGACCTGATTCGCCAGCCGCTGCGCGATCACGGCGTTGCTGTCGGCCTGCCCCTGCAACTCGGCCAGCCGCAACGCGACCCATGTACCCCCGCCCAGCAGGCTCGCCGCCAGGAACACCGCGGCGGCGAGCGCGGCACGGCGCCGGCGGGCGGCGTGCGGGTCATGTCGTTCGACAGCATGGGTCGCGGCAGCCTCGGTCAGGGCGGCCACCCGCTCATCCTTCGTCACGAGGACTGCCCGCCTTCCCGCTGCTTGCCGAGTACCTGGCGGATCTGCTCGACCTCGTCCGGGGTGAGCTGGCCGTCGGCGAGCGCCTCGACCACCGCGGCCGCAGACTCCTCGGCCGCGCTCTTCGCGACCTGCTCCGGCTTACGTCCACTCCGGACCGTCGTCCAGACGAGTGCGAACGCAGACGACAGTGCAGTGACCAGCGCTGCGAGACCGATGAAAAGGTCACCCACCTACACCTCCTCTGATCACGCCGACGGCGCGTCTTCCCACCGGTGGGTCCCACCGTCGGCGCTCTTGCCGGAGTGCACGTGGACGTCCCGGCCCGGTGTCTCGATCTGGGGGGCGCCGTCCTCATCCAGCAGGATTTCGCCGAACTCGCCTGTTCGATAGATGTCTTCGGCGCGCGCATTCGGGCCGGGCTCACGGCCGCAGCGAACGCCCTTGAGGGCGGGGTGTGCGGCGTTGCAGATCATCGTGTCCATCCTCCTCGTCAGGCGATCTTGGTGAGTTTCATCCACGACCCGCTCAGCACACGCACCGCGGTGGCGTTGGCCGCTCGCTGGGCCCACTGGTACTGCAGAGTTCCCGCAGTGCCTGCGGTGACCAGCGTCCCGGCGGGACGGCAGCTCATGGGGAACCCGGCGGTGTTCGTTCCGACACCACGAGGACTGCCGGCCGCCAGGCCCTCGCCGACCACGTTGTAGTCGGTCAGGGAACCAGAGCCGCCGGCCCCGTTGACACCGAAGTTCGCGAACAGCAACGACGCACCGGTGGGGCCGGTGAACCCCATCTTCAGGCCACCGGCGGGATCCCCGGGACCGTCGTAGAACACACACGACTCCATGGCGTACGCGGAGTTGACCGCGACACCGAACGCGAACGCGTCGTCGTTCTGCATCGTCGTGCTGTTCGTGACGGACTCGGTGGCGGCCTTGTAGATCCACGTCTCACCGGGATGGAACAGCACCCACGCCGACCCGTTCCACTTGTAGGCGCAGCCGTCGGTGGTGTTGAACACGACCTGGTTGGTGAACGGCGACGTGACCGCACCGAGGCTGGCCACGGAGAGCACCGCGCTGCCGTCGATCCGCACCAGCTGGGCCTCGACCGCGAGGGCCATGGCCTGTAGCTGGTTGGGGCCGTGCGGCTGGTCACCTACGCCCGGGTAGGGGAACGCGTAGACCGGGGTGGTCGCCATGGGTGTTTCTCCTATCCCTGCCGGAAATACGCGCCGAGAGGCTGAATGGCCTTCTCGCCGGTGCCTGTGCTGGCGACGATCGCGAGCTCGATCTTCAGCCAGTCCTGTCCGATGTAGTCGCGCACGTCGAAGGGACCTTTACGGTTGACCTCCAGCGTGGTGGAGATCCACTCGCCGACCTTGGTGCCGCCGAGCTTGATCTGGTAGGTGGTCGAACCGGAGCCGGAGAGGTTGCCCCAGACTCCGTCCACTTCGACGTACGGCGCGTTTGGACGGACACGCCCTTCCCAGGTGGCCAGCACACCGGAGTTCACCCGAGCCTGGCCGATCGTGCCGGCGGCGCCGTTCGAGATGAACTGCGGGTACAGCAGGATCGGTGTCTGCGGCTGCACCAGCCCGGAGCCGGGCGCCACGATCCGACCGAGCACGAAGTAGCTGGTGCGGTACCGGAGGATTCCCACGATCGTGCCGGGCTGCAGGGACACCGAGCCGGCCGAGGTGAGCACGGGGAGGTTGTCGAGGTCGCTGCCGGCCACCCGGATCTTGTTGGTGTTGTTGGTCGAGTTCCACACCAGCACCAGACCTTGGTGCCACCCGAAGTCCGGCAGGCTGGTGTCGGCGGCCGGCGTGGACGCGAGCATCGCGGAGAGGTCGTCGGCGTTCATACGCCCTCCACTTCGATCGACACGTCGGTCATGTCCTTGGTGGTCGCGGTGAGTGCCCGGTCGGCGGTGAGCGGGATGGTCAGTTCGTCGATCACGTGTCGCTCGGTCCGGTCCCGCAGCGTGATGTCGACGGGGTCGAGCGGTTCGAGCGCCGGGTTCGGCACGGTCTGGAAGTCGACCCGGTACGGCAGCCCTAGCGAACGGGCCAGGATCGATGCGGCAGCGTTGCCGGCCTGCGGCGTGGTGACGATGAACCCCGAGCTGAAGTAGCGAGGCACCTTCCCGAACGGCCCGCCCCACCGGGTGGGGCTGGCGAGCGACGTGTCGCGCGCGACGGCCCGGACGGGCTCCTCGTCGCCGGGTGCTTCGCCCTGGGCGACGACCGCGTTGTATACGCCCTCACGGGACCGCTCGCGGCCCATCGCGACCAGAACCCCACCCTCACCCGAGGAGACCGTCCACGCGGCCGTGGACAGCGCTGGTGCGTCTTTGACGACCAGCACGCCGCGGTAGTCCCAGAACCATGTCTTGCCGAGGGCGCGGACGATGTCGTCGAGGAACCCCCACCGGTCCTGCTCGGCGAGGTGGTTGCCGGGGAAGCTGACCGCGTCGGCGTCGAAGTCGTATTCGATGGTCGCGGTCGGGTAGACGTCGCGCACCAGGGTGTCGAACACGTCGGCCACGCTGGTGCCCGGCAGGAACTGGATCGGCGCCTCGAGGCGGGCGTCGATGATGCCGGCCATGCGGTCCTTGCCGGTCACCCGCACCAGACCGCCGGAGGCGTCGTCCTGCTCGACCGACTCGATCCGGTAGTAGCCCTGGGACACCCACTCGCGCCGGCCTCCGCCGAGCACGATGCCGCGCTCGATGAACAGCTCGTTGCCGTATGGGGTGACGAGGTCGTCCGGGCTGGTCGGCCAGTAGTCGCCGGGCAGCGACACGTCGAGGTCGCCGCGGATCTTCGCCGAGGCGTCGAATCGGACGTCGCCGCTCTCGATGTCGACGACGGTGCCGGGCGGGTCGACGCCGGTGGGGAAGGTGGTGACGACGCGGGCGCGGGCGATCATGCGGTGGCTGCCGGACAGGGCCCGGAGGAACGCGTCGGAGACGGGGCGCATCAGTCCACCACCACGTCGCCGGGGTCCGCGATGCCGTCGAGCACGTCCTGCCACGTCGGGTTCGCGGCGATCAGGTCGGCCCACGTCGCGTAGCTGGCGATCACCGCGGCCCACGTGTTGGTCGCGCCGACGATCTCCGGGGTCGGGGCCGCGCACTCGATCAGCGGCAGGTTCAGGTACCGGCGGGTCGATCGTGGTTCGCGGCGGGAGATGGTGACGTTGCCGACGACCGCGTACATGCCGGGGATCGGGCAGTCCGAAGGGACGTGCAGCAGGATCGGGTCGCCGGACGCCAGGCACAGGTCCAGCTCGTCGGCCTCGTCGACGGTGTCGGTGGTGAGGACGAGGTCGTAGCGTCGCGACGATCGCAGGTCGGTGACGGCGATCGGCAGGGTGCGTGCGATGACGTCGAACACGCCGTTCCTCGAGGGGCGTTCGATGTCCGACCAGTCGGTGACGGTGACCGGTCGGTTGAGGAACGGGCGGGCGATGTTCTTCAGCCACACCGTGTCCAGCACCGGGGTGATGTTGTTCGACTGCTTGAGGTAGGTCGTGGAGAACACGGCGGCCGCGCCTCGGCTGATCGCGGCCGCGCCCCCGGTCACCACGAACGTCCGGACCGCGGTCGCTGTGAACGCGAAGGTGGTGACCAGCCGGTAGTCCCAGACGATGCCCTGGTCGTCGCCGGTGGTGGTGTCAGGTTCGCCGATCTCGATGCCGTCGACGACCGGGGCGACGCTGGTCCAGTCGTCCTGCTTCCAGCCCAGCCACACGGCGAGCGCGTGGTCGACCTCCGCGGCGAGGGTCACCGCCGGCGCGGCGATGTCCTGCGCCGAGACGTTGAGCTGGTTGGCGGTCGCGAGCGGGGCCAGGTTGACGCCGCGGAACGCGGCGATCTGCGCGGAGGTGTCGGCGTTGGCGACGCCGCCGGTGAACGTCACGGTGGGCGCGGACTCCGAGCTGCCGGCGACCTTGCCGAACAGGCACATGTTCCCGGCGTCGACGAGCTTGGACCAGCCCGCCGGCGTAGCGGGTGCGCCGGCGCCGGAGTTGCGGATCGCCGCGAGCATGAGCAGTACGTCGCCGGCGGCGATAGCGGCCGGCACACCGGGGGACACGCTGGCGTTGACCGCGTGCGCCGCCGTGCCGGCATTCACAAAGGACATCGCGGCCGGGTAGGTCACCCGGTAGTAGTTGGGGACGTCGGGCACGAACTCGTAGTCGTCCACCGTGGACATGGCGCCGGCCGTGACCGTGACGTCGACGCCGCCCCGCACGGTCGTCCAGGTGATCTGGTTGGTGGACCGCTCGACCAACACCGGCGAGTCGGTCGGCAGCCCGCTCGCGTCGACCCGCACGCGGGACAAGGTTGCGTCGTAGGTGAGGGTGACCGTCATCGCGCGCCCCCAGTGCCGGAGCTGGCGGCCCGCTTCATCGCGCGGTTGTTCTCTCGCACGGTGGCGTCGATGCGGCCCTGCAGCTGCTGGCCGTCGATCGTGACGTAGACGATCGTGTCGCCACCCAGCATCCGCTCGGTCTGGTGGTTCGGGATGACCGTGCCGCCGCCGGCCCCGGACATGCGGAGGATCTCGATGCCGCGTTCACCGACCAGGTAGTCACGTCCCGGGAGGACCGGGCCACCGACCGCCCGGCGACCGACGGTGTTGGCGACCGAGGTGACGACGTTGGCGGCCACCGTGTAGGTGCGCCCGAAGATGGACTGCAGCAGCCCGGCGAAGCCGTTCAACTCGTTGCGCGCACCGCTGGTGTCCGCTCGGACGGTGGCGGTGTAGACCCCGGGGATCAACCCGAGCTGGTCGGCGAGTGCTTCCGCCTGCGGCGTCGTGAGGCCCATCTGGGTGGCGACCTCGATGAACTTCTTCCGCGACGCGTCCATCGTCGCCTGCAACTGGAGATTGCTGGCCCCGTTCTTGGCCTGGGAATCGATCACGTCGAACGTCTTGCTGACGATGGCGTCCAGGGCGGCCTGGTTGTCCCGGCCCTTCTGCGTGTTCACGTCGAGGGTCTTGCCGTTGTTGGCGAGGGCTTCGTCCGCCTGCGCGAAAGTGTCCAGCAGGTTGCGCTCGGCCTCTCGCTGGTTCAGCACGACGCCGGCGGCTTCCCGCTGCTTGTTGATCAGCTCTTCCATCGCAGCGATCTGCGCCTGAAGCGCGGACGTCGCATCCTCTGTGGCGGAGGTGGACTCCTCGGTCGCCCGGCGCTGCCTCTCGATGGCGTCCGACTCGGTCTCCCGAGTGCCGATCGCCCCGTCGATCTGGGTCTTCAGTTCCTCCAGACCCTCGATTTCGGACTGCAGGTCAGCGCCTCGGTTGGCGTCGCCCTCGGCGAGCGCCGCGTCCTGCAACCTGTTGAGGTGGTCGATCTGCTCCTGGATGGTGGCGTTGACCCGCTTCCGGGCCTCGTTGTCACCGAGGTAGGCGTCGGTCAGGTCGCGCGTGGCGATCTTGTGGTCCTCGGCTGCCCGCAGCAGGCCGGCCTCTTCGAGAGCGGCGGCCGCGGCGGTGCGGGTGCGCTGGTTGAGTGCGGCGTTCTCCTCGGCGAGGACCTTGGCCACGCTCTTCGACGCGGCCGCGAACGCCTGTTGCTGCTGCTCGGCCTCGGCGGACTGGCCGCTGAACAGCGACAGCGCCGCGCCGATCAGCGATGCGACGACACCGATCGCGCCCATGGACAGGGACGCGACGCGGGCCGCGGTGCTCATCCCGGCGAACGCGGTGCCCAGCCCGATCACCTTGTTCGCGGCCACGCCGGACAGGGTGTTCCACAGCTCGGTCGTGGTGTTGACCAGCTTGATCGCGCCCTGCACCGAGAGGTACGCGACGGCCAGGCCGCCGAGGACGGACGCCAGCACCCGGACCAGACCCTCGTTCTCGGCCATGAAGTTGCCGATCACCTCGAGGATGGGCCCCAGGACGGTCAGCGCCGGCACCAAGATCCCCGAGGCGGTCGAGGCGAGCATGGCGAAGGTCTGCGCGAGCGGACCCACGAGCGGGGCGACAGCGTGCAGCCCGGCGGCGAGCACCCCACCGACAGCGTCGCCGATCTCGGCGAGCGCGGCCCCGATCCGCCGCAGGAACTCCTGCCCCCGCGTGGACTCGACGAACTCGCGCATGGCGCGGATCGCCGGCTGGAAACTCGCACCGACCCCACCGGCGCCCTCGGAGATCCCGGAGAACACGCCGCGGACGATCGCGCCGATGTCCTTGAGCGTCTGCCACATCTGCTGCAGCGCGTCGATCCCGTTGTCGAGGAAGGCACGCAGCTGCCCGGACTCGCGGGCGGCGGCGATGAACCCGGCGAACCGCTGGCTGGCCGCGGCGATCCGGTCACCGATGCTGCCGAACCCCTCCGACCCCACCGCCACGACGTCCACGAACGCCTGCGTCAGCGGACCAGCGGACCGCCGGACACCGGACATGAGCCCGGCGGTCTGGTCCAGCAATCCGTTGAGGTCCCTCGTGTTCTGCGGGAGCGCGAGCGTGTCGGCCGCAGCCACGGCGACACCGGCCATCTCCTGCGCGATCCGGGAGAACCCGGCCGCCGTCTTCGGAATCACGCGGTTGATCGAGGCGACCGCAGGCGCCAGACCCGCTTCGAACACCCCAGAGACCTGCGCCCGGAGCGGGATCAGCGTGTCGTCGAGGCCCTTGAGCGCCCGCTCCGCGCCGCTCGCACCGAGCTTCAGCGTGCCCAGCGCCGCCGCGCCGGCGCCGGCGAGCGCCGGCAACCCGACCAGGGCACCGGTCGCGGTCGCGAGCGTCGACCCCAACCCGGCGAGACCGCTGGTCGACGAGGACAACGTTGCCGCGGCGGCCGCGAACTTCGCCGCGCCGCGCACCGCCGCGCCGAACCGGCGGTTCGCCTCGTCAACCTTCTTGCCCACCCGCTCGATCTCCCGTTCGACGGTGCGGACCGTGACGATCAGGCCCTTACCGTCGCCGTCGACCTTGATGCGGATGGTGCGCTCGGCGGCCACCAGTCAGCCCCCCTGCTCGAACCGACGCAGGATCGCGTCCGCCGCCCGCTCCCACTGCCGCAGCACGGCGGGCAGCTCCCGCTCGACGCTGGGGAAGAACCACCGTCCACTGGTGCCGCGATGCCCAGAGGCGTACTGCCGGCCGGTCGAGTCGCGGTACCGCGCCGCGGCGTACCAACCGGACCTGCGGCTCATGCCGAACTCCGACCCGAACAGCAGCTCGTACGCGCGAGCCCCGGTCGAGGTGACCCGCCGCGCGCCGCCGGCCTGCACCACCGGCACCCGATCCCGGACCGCCTTCACCGTCTTGCCCACCGCCGCGGCCTGGCCGTCGATGTGGGAGGCGTCCTTTGCTGAGGTGGCCAGGATGTCCGCGATCCGCAGCGACGCGGCACGCAGCTCGGTGTTCGCGTCCTTCGGCAGGTGCCGGAACGCGGCCAGCACTGGCCGCACACCCGAGGCGCTCAGCTTGACCGTCAAGGCCTGCTTCGCCACTCGCACCCACCTCCTGTTGTCAGCCGCTGTACTGCGGACCGTCCGATGAGGACCGGCCCGCCTGGTTGGCCTGCCTGGACTTGTGGGCCTCTTCCAAGACGTCCCAGGCGGTCGCGATCGCTCGCGCACCTTCACGGCCCCACTGCTCGGCGGAAATCCCCGTGATCACCGCGAGGGTGATCACTTCTCGTTGGAGGCTTCCGCTTTCGTAGGGACCGCTTCCTCGGTCTCGATGGACAGCACGTAGGTGGTCTCGAAGTCGGCGAGCTTGCCGGTGAACACGCCCTCCCGTTTCGCGGCGATGTGCGCGAGCCGGTAGAGCTTGGTCATGCTCAACTCGGTGAGCAGCTCGACGTACCGCTCGTTCGAGCGGGAGGTCTTCTCCCACACCAACACGTCACGCGAGTCGGCCTTCACCTCGGTGGCCTCGCCGGCCTCGTCGGTGAGAGTGAACGTGAACACCAGCGTTACCCCCTGACCACGGCGCGGGTGACGCTGGTCTGCGCCGAGTAGTCGACGTAGGCGCGGCCCTTGTCCGTGCCCGAGAGCTGCCCGAACACGGTCTTGGGCAGGGGCCCGATGAGTGCGGTCTGCCCGGCCGTGACCGGGACGACGAGGTCGCCGACGTCCAGACCTTCGACGGTGGCGGTGGCCTGCACGGTGACGTTGATCGAGCCGCCGGACCCGTTGGTCACGAACAGCCGCACGTCGCCGGTGTCGACGATGTCCCCGTCCACCGTCGGCTGGGTGAGGGTCGGCGTGAGCTTGTAGCCGACCGGCTGCTGTGTGGTCTGTGACGCCCTGGCCATGTGTTACGCACCTACCCTCGTGTAGACCGGCTGCGTGAGGCACTGGAGCGTGATCTCCGTGCGCTCGCCGGCGTTCTTCTCGCCACCGACCGATGGCGCCTTCAGCCGCACGGTGCCGGTCCAGCGCACGTGCTCGGCGGGGATGTCCGGGTGGTGGTCCAGGACGAAGTCCGCGTCCTCACCGGAGTGGGCGGTGAGGAAGTCGGAGATGCCGTTGGCCCGCCAGTCGGCCAGGAACGTGAACTGCAGGGTGGGCTCGGCCGTGCCCTCCTCCAGCGCCACGCCGTCCGGGCAGAACGTCTCCACCCGGCTCGCGTCGGGGATGGCGGGGTCCACCGTCCAGGAGACGACCTGGCACTCGAAGTTGATGTCGTCGAGCGTGAACTCGATGAGCTTCAGCTGCCGGTTGTGAGCAGTCATGATCTTTTCCTTACGAGGAAAGGGTTACGGGGACCAGAAGCGTGTAGGCCGGCAAGTCCAGCCCTCCGTCCTCGAACACGGCCGGGTCGGCGCTTGTCACGCTGGCATCGGTGACGGTGTTGATCGCAGCTGCCGCGAGCGGCACCAGCTCCCACAGCCGCTCCATCGCCCGGTCGTCGGCGGGCACCGCGACCCACACCACGAACCGGGCCTCTGTCGGACCGACGCAGAAGGACTCGAACGTCAGCTGCGGTGGCCCCACAATCGCCGCTGGCGGGTCCGGAGCGGTCGCGCCGAGCCGAGCCACCCGGAGACCCTCGACGGTAGCCAGAGCGGCCTCCAGGGCCTCCGCTGCGACCTGCATCGGGCTCGGCTCCGGGGTGCTCACGCGAACCCCATGCGGGCGAACCGGCCGATGCCGAGCATGCGGTCGATGTCTGGGTCGAAGCTGGGGATGCGGGAAGCGCCCAGATCGGCCATGGTGACCAGCGCGTCCGGGCTACGGCGCCGGGTGTGCCACCGGTAGGCGAGCCGAACCGTGCCGAGCACCAGATCCGCCGTCGGCTCGGGCAGCTCCGAGAGCGGATCCGCCGTGAAGTTGAACGACGACCGCCGGACCCGCTCGACGAAGGCCACGGCAGCATCGAGGACCAGGTCCAACTTCGTGTCGTCCCGCGTGTCGGTGATGCCCTGGTCGTCCTTCAGCACCTGCAGGTCCGGCGGCCAGTCCACTTCGATCACCCCGGCTCGACGATGAGGTACGCGAACTGCGAGGTGTCCGTGCCAGACGAGCTGGTGACGGTGAACGACGTGCCGGCGACCCGCGCGGACACGCGCAGAGCACCCGGCGCGGCGCCGGATGTCTGCGCGGTGAGGAAGATCCGCGAGTTTGCCGTCACCGCTGTGTTCGCCACTGTCACGGTGCCGGCGACCAGGGTCGCGACACCCATGCGCGCGTTCGTGCCCTCGCGCACTCCGAGCTTGCGCGTGAGCACTGATCGCCATGAGGAAGCCATAGCCAGACTCCCTCAGGCCGCGGTGACGACGAAGCGCTTGACCGACTTGCCGGCCTGCCGCACGATCACCGCCGTGTAGCCCCAGATGCCCAGCACGATGGACTCCGGACCGGCCTGCTCCTCGAACCGGAACCGCAGCAGGTTCGACTCGAACAGCAGCGTGTCCGTCGACCGCAGCACCACCACGGACTCCGGGTAGGTCGCACCGTCTCCGATGCCGTCGGTGGCGACCGCCGCCAGGTCCTCGATCACGCCGTCGACGTTCACCGAGCCGATGCCGTTGACGTTCTGGGGGCCGTAGGTGCTGACCGGGATGAGCGGCCGGTTCTGGGCGTCCTTCAGCTTCTTGAACTTGCCCCACCGGTTCACGGTCATCGCGACGACGTTCGCGCCGAGCTTGCGTGCGTTGCGGACCGCGGTGCTCGTGTCGATCACCGCGTCGATCGCGTCGGCGTCCGTGGCGAACGCGGCCTCGTTCGCGAACGTCGTGATCGCGGCGCCGGCGGCCGCGACCACCGCGGCACCGACCTTCTTCTCGACCTTCAGGTTGTACACCGACATCAGGTCGCCGTAGATCAGCTGGTCGATCGCCGGCGACGACATGTCGATCATCTGCCGCGACACGATCTGCTTGCCGGCGGTCGGCTTCGGCGCGACCACGTCGACGTCGGAGTCCCACGCGTCCGCGCCGCCGACTGGGTCGTTCTCGGCGGCCTGCTCGGCCACCACGGCGTCGGTGCCGGCGGTCTGCTTCGGCAGGGTCATCGGGCGCGGGTCGTCGCCGAGCGGGATGTTCCGCACCGCGTTGGCCAGCGACCGGCCCTGCCGGGCCAGGGTCTCGAACTCCTCGGTCATCCAGTGTGGGGCGACCGTGCCGACGCCCTCGGTGCCGGTGTCCAGGGCGCGGGTGTGCTCGACGAGCCGGCGGCCGGCCAGCTCGTCGCCGAACACGCGCGACCGGTACAGGTCACCGAAGAACGAGTGCTGTGAGGACCGGGTGTAGTGGCCGGGGTCGCGGTCCTTGGTGGTCGTGCCCAGTCGGGTCGACCGGGTCTGGTCACCGCCGGTGGCCTGGCCGTCGTCGCTACCGCCGGCGCCGCCATCGCGAGTGGTCGCGGCGGTGATCTTCGCGGCGGCGTCGGCGACCGCCGCGCTGCGGGTCTCGATGTCGGCCAGGCCCTCGATCTGGATGGCCAGCGTCTTCATCTGCTCGCCCTGCTCCGTGATGGAGCGGAGCTCGACGTCGGTGAGGTCGCGGTTCTCGTCGACAGCGCGGGTCTGCAGCGCCTCGACGGACGCGGCCAGCGTGTCGTACTTGCCCTGCAGTGCCTCAAGGTACGGGTGCATCACGGGCCCCTTGTGGTCAGTGGATTCGGGATCGACTGACCGGGGTGGCCGTGACCTTGCAGTGGCTACGGGATGGCCCGCCCCTCGCGGGGCGGGGGTGCCGTGCCGACGGTCATGCGGGGTGGCCGGTGTCCTCTACTCGCGGACTATACCTCGACTTAGGTAGAGGTATTGCGATTCGCGTTGCCGCCGAACTTCGGGAGGTCTGCCAGCAGCCGGCGGGCCTCGTCGAGCCGGGGGGTTCCGGCCGGCGGCTGAACGCCGGCGTATGGGGCGCCGGCAGCCCGGACCGCGGCCACGAGCGCCTGGTCGCCGTACGCGCCCTGCAGGACAACGGCGACTTCAACGAGGTCGGCGGTGACCCGCTCGGTGATGCCGCCGGGCAGCCGCGAGTTCGTCTTCTCCCGGAACATGATGCTGAGGTCGGTGAGCGCGCCGTCCTTCACCAGCTCCAGGGTCTCGTCACCGCGCTCGGTGCGGGACACACGCAGTTCGGCGTAGAGACCCGCGGCGTCGTTGCGGAGCAGTGAGGCTCGGCCGATCAGCTCACCGCCGAGCACCATGTGTTCCCGGGCGACGAACACCCGGTTGGCCGAGCGCAGCACGCCACCGGGAAGGACGGGGCCCAGCTGCTCGTTGAACGCACCGGATCGGAACTGCTCGGTCAGGCCGGGGCCGATGTAGGTCGGCTTTCCCCATGGGACGGCGATACCGACGATCGTTCGACCGTCTCCCTTAGACCGGACCTCCAGGTCCGGAGTGAACGTGCGGTAGTGGTCAGCCATTGCGGGCCGCCTTCCTCAGGTCGGGCCGGTTCGACCAGTGGCCGCCGCACAGACCCGCGTCTTCCATGAACTCGGGGAGCGGGCAGTCCTCGATGTAGCACTTCGGCCGGCCGTCCGTTGTGAGCGCTCGGCGGACGCGCTGAACGGGAAGTTCCTCGGCGTCGTCTGGGTAGCCGGCTGGGTCAGCGTCCGGCAGCGGACCTTCGGTGACCTGCTCACCGTCGAAGGTCTCGACCGTGCCCAGGACCGTGCGGTCCTCGGCTGCCGTGACCTCGTCGGCGTCCTGGTCGCCGACGACGGTGTCGGCCTCGTCCGGGATGTCACCGTCGGCGGCCAGCTCGGCGCGGGCCTCCTCGGCGTTCTGGTCCGCCTCGGCCTCGGTCTGGCATCGCTTGCACGACGCCACGAACTCGGCGTGGCCGTCCTCGTCGTGCACCTGCTCCGGGCTACGCCTGGTCATCCTGCTCACCTTCCTGTCCATCGCCGGTCTCGTTGCTGGTGGCTTCTGCAGTCGTCCCGGACGGTGCAGCCGGGCCGGACGGTTCGTCGCCCCACGGCACTGGCGGGTCCTTCTCCAGGCCGCGGACCTCGTTGACCGTCTTGAACTTCTGCGCCAACGCGATCGCGTAGGCCTGGTAGCGGGTCAGCGTGTCGGCGCGGAGGATCGCGTCGAGGTTGGCGCTGACGGTGGTGCCGCGTGGGAACGCGTTCGAGCGGGTCTGCTCGAACCGGGCCAGGTGCCCGCCGAGCGTGAACTTCAGCAGGTTCACCGCGTCCTGCTCGATGTTGCTGTACTGCCGGGCGCTGTTCATGCCGCCGAGCCATCCGACCGGCAGTCCGAAGATCAGCTCCAGGTCGGTGAGCGTGTAGCGGCGGGCCTCGACGAGCTGCATCTGCTCGGGATTCCAGGACAGCGGCACGAACTTCGTGGTCGCGTTCAGGGCCGCGATGGTGCGGTCGCGCTGGTTGCGCAGCCACGCGGCCTTCATGTCCTTCAGCTCGTCGTCGGTGGTGTCCGGGTTCTCGGCCTGCAGGTAGCCGGTCGGCACGCCGTGGTTCGCGAGGTTCGACGCCTGCCGCATCTGCTCACGCGCCAGGCCAAGCGCGCCGCCGGTCATGTGATGCTCAAGCACACCCATGCCCTTGAGCGCACCCGGGGCGCACGGGCCCTTGGTGTGGATGACCTCCCACGGCGCAAAGCTGAGGCCGCCGATGCTGTACTCGACCGTTCCGACCGGCAGCGGCGAGTACGCGGCCTTGGTGACCCGGCGGACGCCGCACAGCTCGGCCGGCACGGGCAGGGTTGCGGTTGGCCAGCCGGACGGCGACCGGGCGGCGATGATCTCGACCGCGTTCCCGTTCCACAGCAGATCCAGCGCCAGGGAGCTGATCGTGGTCATCCGGGTATCCGGCGGCGATGGCTGCTCGAGCAACGGCGGCGTCGGCATGATCTTCTCGATTGGCCGGTCGCCGAGCTGCCGGTACGCATCCCACGGCACCGATCCGAGGAGATCGGAGATCAGGATCGACGCACGCCAGGCGCCGGGGATCGACATGCCGCCGCGGTAGCGGGCACCGATCTCGCCGGACCCGTCGACCGCGACGCCGTCGATGATCGCGAACTCGGTGATGGCGCGCGTGTGCGCCGGCGCCGCGGCCGGCGGTGTTGAGCGCACCAGCGCGCCGAGGCCCACTTCAGTCCACCTCGGCCGCGACGCCGAACACCATCGCCGCGGCGCCGGCGGCGATCACGGCCCAGGCGCCGCCGGCGAGCAACCCGACACCGACGACGATTGCGGCCGCGCCGAGCAGCTGCCCGGCGGTGGCGCGAGCCTTGGCGGGGATCCGCTTCAGCAGCTTCCCGATCACTTGGACACCTCCAGGGCCGCGCGCACGAAGCAGTCCTTCGCCTCGAGGAGCTTGCGCAGCCCGGCGGTCAGCTCCGGGCCGTCGGGCAGCGCGGTGATCATCGCGTCGGCCAGCTCCTCGCAACGCGCGCTCGTCGACCGCAGCGGGCCGGCCGGCAGGTGGTCGTACGCGAAGTAGCGGGCGATCGCCTGCGTGCCGGGGTGACGGTGCTCGATGTTCCTCACGATCTCCTCCTAGATGACCTTCGAACGGGGCAACGGCTTCGGTGGCGGCGGCAACGTGCGCGCCAGGTGAACGACGCCGGCGGCCGCGTACGCGCCATCGCAGTGCCCGGCGCCCTTACGGACGAACACCCACGTCGAACCCCGGTACGACTTCTCAGCACCGAGCACGTGAGCATTGATCATCGGGTCGTTGGGCTGCGCGATCTGGCCCGCCTTGGCCTGACCGGCGAACCCCATGCACACCGCGGCCAGATCCTTGCGGACCTCGACGATCTCGACCCCCGCCGGCGGCCACGCGGCTTCCTCGTCGGCGGCCAGCTCGGTCGCGATCTCGGCAGCCGGCCCGTTCGGGAACCAGCCCAGCGCCCGCGGCCGCACCCTCACAACCTCGCTCCGCAGCTCGCGCCGGAGCTGGATAGTGCAGTCCGGACCGGACCACGCCTTCACGACGTCGATCCGGACCCGCTCGGCCGGCAGCAGCAGCGGCTCCTCGTCCTCGCCCAACTCGGCCGGCGCCGGCGGCACCACCCCACGCTCGTCCAGCTCGGCCGGGATCACCGCGCCAGCGACGAGCGACGCATGCTGCCCGTCCAGCGAGATGTCCACGAACAGCACGACCCGATCCCGCAGCGCCTCCAGGTCGCCGACGTCCTCGCACCGCTTCCACGACTCGGGAGTGACAGCCGGGTCCATCGTCTTCACCGACATGCACATGGCCTCGGTCTTGAAGCCCTGCAGCTTCGTGCCGCCCTCGCGCATCGCGGTGATGGCCTCGCCAATCAGCGCGTCGAGCGGGTTGCGCCCCGACGGGTGGTTCAGGTTCGGGTTGGCCATGGCCAGCGCGCGCGGGTCCGTCGGCGATGAGCCGTCCGGCGCCGAGTACTCGAACAGGCCGAGCCGCTCGTCGCCCTCACCGGTGGTGATGAACGCGAGCGCGTCGGCCCGCAGCGAGTTGAGCACCACCGACCGCGCGGACCCGGCGTTCGAGATGGCCCACACCTGCGCGTGCGGCACGGCGTTCGTCGTAGGCACCGACGCGTCGTAGGCGCTGTAGTCGTAGTGGTGGCGCAGCTCGTCGAGCACCAGGCGGTCGACGGTCAGCGACCGCCCACCCTCCTCATTGCTGGCCGCGATCTTGTACCGCGACCCCTCTTCGAGCGCCAGCTCGTCCTCGTCGGCCCGCCACAGCTCCTGTTCGCCGTTGGCCCTGCGGATCGCACGGCGGTGGCTGATCTCCTTGGCCAGGTCCGGAGAGCGGCGCGCGAGCTTGCAAGCCTTGCGCCACGACTCGGCGGCGTATTCAAGCTTCGTGCTGGTGCCGAGGACCATGGCCACGCACTCGACGAACATCCACCACAGGGTGAGCACGACCAGCAGGTGCGTCTTCCCGTTCTGCCGGGCCACGAGGATCAGCAGCCGCCGGAACCGCGGCCGGCCGTCCGGCAACAGCTCGCCGCCGTGGATGGCCACCCACCGCTGCCACGGGTCGAGCGGGGTCCGCAGCGTCCGGGCCGCGAACCGCACGACGTCGAACCCGTAGCTGGTTTCCTCGGTGAGCGCGCACCCGCACCCGCACGGGCCAGGCGGCCCGGTGACGAGCGGCTTAGTCCATAGCCGCGGTGTGGTGCTGCCGACGATCACGTCGCGCTCGTTGCTGGGCGACCTCGTCTCGGCCGTTGCCGTCACCGTTGCCACCCCCTTCCTGCGGGAGCGGCGCGCCGGGGTCGTCGTCGAGCGGGTCGCCGATCAGCACGCCGGCGCGAGCCTTCGGCGTCATGCGCAGCTCGACGAGCACGGCGAGGAACGGGCGGCCGAGACGGGCCAGCCGGTCAGGGTCTTCGTCGAGCGCCGCGGCGTATCGCTTGGCCAGTGCGACGGTCGGGGCGTGCTCCGGTCCGGTCTGGACGTGCTTCAGTGCCCGCGTTAGCGCGTTGAGCACCGAGAGCGGCCGACGGGGCGAAGCACTTGCCACAGCGCGAGTATCGCACGCACCTCGACCATGCTGGAGGTTTCAGACCTCGACCATAGTCGAGGTGCCATCCTCGCCGGGCCACCAGCACCGCGGCGCGTCCTGATCGGTCATGCCCTCGATCACGCCGGCGACCGCCGCCGCTAGCTCCGGCCACGACACGGCGAGCTGCTGCTGCTTGAAGTCGTCTGCCTGACGGACGGCGTCGAGCAGCTCGGCGATCGGACCGCTCACGGCCGCCACTCCTCTGCCGCGTCGGCCATCTGCTCAGCCAACCAGTGGCGGCAGCCGTGGCAGAGATCCAGGAACCAGGACGGTCGGGCGCCTCGGCGATGAGGGCCACCCTGGCACGCTCGCCGCACCTCAGGCACGAGTGCACCTCGTCCCGGATCCTGCGATCCATGGCCGCTGCCCACTCGTCCTGGTCGATCGGGGCCGGGTCCAGCAGGGTCGGGTTGGCCCTCAGGTGGTGCAGGAACCCTTCGCCAGCGTTGGTCATGGTCGCCGCTCCGAGTTGAACGCACGATCGGAGATCTCGATGTAGCCGCACGGGCACCTGGTCCACGCTGTGCCCCCCGCGTACTCCGTCCGTCGGGCCGGGTGCCGCAGCAGCCGGCACATCGTGACCACGATCCAGTACCTCATGGGGTCGATCCTGCCTTTTCGGTGAACGCGCGCCAACTCGCGGGGAGAGAGAGGACACAGGGACGTGGGTGTCCGGGGCAACTGAGGTTGGGAAAAAACGCAGGTCAGGGGGTTGTACTGTGTGGACGGACGTTTCCGCTGGTCAGGGCGTTGCGATTGTGTCGCCTGCGACCCAGCTGCCTTCGTCGTCGTACGCGACGGGCCAGGTGTAGCCGTAGGGCTGGCCTGTCCAGGGCACGCCGCGTGGTGGCATGCCCATGGTGTGCACGGTGAGGGCTCGGTTGCCGACTGGTGTGGGCACGAGGACGTACCGTTCGCCGCGGTCGAGCAGGTGCCTGATCTCGGTGGCCAGGTGTGGCGGGTAGCCGTGCTGGGTGTTAGGCATGGGGTCTTGCATGGTCACCACCTGGTTCGGGGTGTGGGTGCTGGGTCGGGCTGGGTGGTGGGGTCGCCGGCGGCGAGGTTGCAGGGGCCGCAGCTGGTGACCATGTAGCGGGGGTCGTCGCCGGTGGTGGCTCGGCCTTGGGTGTGGTGGACGTGGAGTGGTCTGCGTGGTCCGGTGTGGGTGTCGGCCCATTCGCACTTCGTGCTGCGGGGTTGGGTCTTGCCGATGGGGTGAGTGGGGTCGCCCATGCGGCAGCGGTGGCCGTCGCGGTCGAGGATGGTGGCGCGGGAGGTGCGCCATCGTCGGGTGCTGCCGTTGGACCAAGCCTTGCTCACGGTGGAGCTCCGCCGAGGAGCCATCTGATCAGGCGTGATCGGTGCTCGATTGGTGCGTTGGGTGGTGCGGCGATCAGTTCTGACGGCTGCTCGTCAACGGGCTCGGCCGGCAGGGCCGGGAGTGTGCTGGCGTCGCACTCGTCGATGGTGGTGTCGATGTGTGCGAGCAGCTGGTCGAGATCGGTCATGGTCGGTTTGACCTCCAGCTCCGCAGCGTGAGCCTGATGGTCCAGTACGCCTCGGCGAGCCATGCCGGGGTGAAGTGGCGGACCCGGTTGTGCGGTGTCCATCCGCGACATTGCCTTTTCGGGCAGGCTCGGTCGTTTGGGTCGTAGCTCATGGTGCGTCCCGGATGGTGATGCGGCAGCCGGGCTGCTCGGTGAGTTCGGCGGTGCGTTTGGTGGCGTGGAGGGCGACGACGTGACGGTCGTCGACGAGGACACCGGCGGAGGTGATGGCGTCGAGTGTTGATCTGGCGAGCTTGTCGACGTCGGGCTGCTTGGTGTGGGGCGGCGTGGCCCTGGTCTTGGGCATGCCCTTGGGCCGCGGCATGACGAACTCGAGCTGGATGCGGACGGCGCCGGCGAAGTGGACGCGGGCGCGGCCGTCCTCGAGGAGGGCCTGGCGGACGTCTTCGCGCCAGGGCCTGACCCTCTTGGACATCTCGACCATGGCGACCTTGCCGGTGGTCTTGTTGACGAAGCCGCGTTTGCTGCCTTGCGGGGCGGGGCGGCCGGCGACGTACACGATCAGCGGTGGAGCGGCTGGGGCCCAGAAGTCGGCGGGGGCGTCCTTTCCGGTGCCGTCGCAGGCGATGCACTCGGGTAGGGCGGCGAAGGCCTCCGTGTCGTTGCTCTCGTCGAGCAGGCACAGGTACGACTGGGTGGGGTCCTGTGTGGTCATCGGGTGCGGACTCCTCCGGTGTCGTCGTCCTCGTCGGCGGGCAGCTCTTCGCGGTTGGCCTGGCAGGCCGTGAGCGTGTCGGAGACGTGGACGGTGAGGGCGTCTTTGGTGGCTTCGGGGGTGAGGCCGAGGTCGCGGAGGGCGTTGTAGGCGGTTGCGGTGGCGCTGTCGAGGGTGGCGATGGCGAGGGCGATGTCATCAGCGACGGTCACGCGGATGGGGCTCATCGCGGCGTCGTCTCGGTCGCGGCTTCGCTGGCGATGGCGTGCCAGGCGCGGGTGTCGACGACCTGCATGTCGTTGCAGTTGCCGAGTGCGGTGGCGGCGGTGTGCGCGAGCGTGGCATGCACCTGCGCCAGCGCGGCGAGGTACATGGCGCGCTGTTCGTCGCCCTCGTTGAAGTTGTCGCGTGCGGAGTCGAGAAGTTCCTCGGCTTCGCGGTAGTGCTCTGGTCCGGTCATGGTGTCTCCTGTGGACTCTTGCGGGTGTCGTGGTAGCCGTGGATGGGGATGCGGGTGCCGTTGCGGCTGCGGCGGGTGCAGGGTTCGCCGATGTCGGCGTGGCACCAGGTGCAGGGGCGGAGCCGGGGGTTGTCGGGTATCTCGTCGAGCTGCTCGGTGGGCTTGCCGTCGTTGAAGCCGAACAGGCCGGGGATCCGCGCGCCGCGGTGCTTGGGGCGGCGGCTCATCAGTCCGGTCCGAACAGGTCGGCGGTCGGTAGGCCGTACTGCTGGCGCCACCACACCTGGTCGCCGCGCCGGATGGGTGACGGTCCGGTGGTGACCTGGAACAGGGCCGGCTGGTCGTCGAGGACCGCCCTTGGGCAGCAGGTGCAGACGTCGAACACACCGCGCGGCCGCGGCCTGTCGGGTTCGAGGCCTCCCCACTCCTCCCACCATTCGAACCCGTCGTCGGTGAGTCCGGTGAGGATCGTGCCGCCCACGTGGCCGAGGACGAAGCCGCGCCAGCCCCATCGGCGGGTGGGTGAGTGCGGGTTCCAGATGCCGTGGACGCGGACCCAGTCGCCGGGCTTGTACGGGCAGTGCGCCGGGGGCAGGTTGACGACGGGCTTGTCGAGGCTCTTCTCGCGGCGGGTCATGCGGTGTCCCGTGTGGACTCGGCGCGGCACAGCGCGCACGGCGAGGTGCCCGTGTCGGGCCGGACGTAGCGGCCGCCGTCGGTGCCGTGCTCGCATCGCTGGCGGGGGTCGAGGCGGGCAGCGTCAAGCGCGGCCGCCAGCTCGAGGCGGCGGGCTTCCTGGTCGGCGTGCCAGCGCTGGTTGGCGCGGCGCGCGTCGGCGCACTTGCCGCATGGGCCGGGCGCGTCGTCGTTGAGGTGTTGGGGGCAGCGTGGGGGTGGGGGTTCGCTCGCGCCTACGGCAGCCGAACCCCCCTGCCCTGCGTAACCACTGGGTGAGGGTGAGGGTGAGGGTGAGGATGGGGGGTGAACACGATTCGTACCAACGTGTTCTGTTCGGGCGAACACAGAGCCGTTGCCGCTGCTAGTGGAGTTATCCACAGGCTTGTTTTCGATCACGCGGTGATTCGCCTGTGAGTCTGCGATGAGTCTGCGGTGACTCTGCGGTGATTCAGAACCGGGGTGATCCACAGAGTTGTCCACAGTTCTGTTCGCACGAACATTCGGCGAACGTCGGCGCGCCATGCGTTCCCGCGCCTTGCGCTTGTCGTCCTCGAACGCAGCCCTCTGGCGCTGGTACTCGGCCCAGTCGTGGAACTGGTAGCCGCGCACACCTTCGCGTTCGTCCTCTTCCCACAGTCCGACNTCGACGAGACGCCGCGCGGCCCGGACACCGTTCGGCCACGATTTCACGTAGTGGTGCGGAATCCAGCCGTCCGTGAGTCGTGCGGGATTCATGGACCAGCTTCCGGCCATGGTCCAGAGGCCGGCGGCGGCGATGCCGGCGGCCCGCAGCTTTGGGTGGTCGGCAGCGGTGTCGGAGACGCGGAAGTCGGGCATGGGTCAGGTCCTCTCGTGGCCGCGGTCGGCCTGCCGGTCGATGGCTTGGGGGTGACCGTGGCGCGGGCGCGCGGACACGATCGAGAAGGGCGGGTGCACG